ATCGTCCGGTGGAATATTCAGCGCCTCGGCAATGCGATAGTTGGATTTAAGGTCGCCCAACGTGGTTCTCATGTTGGGAGGTAGTAAACCCGAAGGCTGCGTTTGATAAAATAGACGCCGACGAATGGAGGCACCGTTGCTACACTTTCCGATGCGCTTGCTGGAGCCGATACCAGTTTTCCAGTGCTGATACTGGGATTGGTAACAGGGCCCGCTGAGTTGTATTGGTAGGAGTTTGAACTTTGAGACGGGATAGGCACGGTAGGCGCTGTTAATAGGGTTAGCCCATCTCCGCCGTCTCCGGTATCTCCAAAGACGTGAACGTGCGATGCCCCGATAGAGGCTGATGCCAAGCCCCCAGTGCCAGCCGGCGCCACGGTTCCCGCCGAGTTTGACCTCGCATCCGCGCCATAAGGGAACTTCAAATCAAACTGGCCGTCGATGTCCCACATGGACCCAGTGGTATCAGTGGCCGCAGCGGGGTCGGTGCCATCGCCCCCGTCATACGCCCACAAGTCGCTTTGTGTTCCCACCCATAACCGGCGCTCTTCGCCATTGGGAGGAACCGCGTGAGGGGAAACCCAAAGGCCATTGAAGGTGTACCAGCGGTCCATTGATCCGTCCGCCAGCGTTCGGAGCCAGGGCTTATCCTGATCTGCTGGGTCGGGAATGTTTGCCCCGAAGTTGAACAGAGAATACGAACCTGGGATCTGCGCCAGCGTCAGGTTGATGATGTCGTTGTAGAACTGCTGAAGCGAGGTAAGGCAATACCCTTGCGGAAGTGTGCCTGGGGTTAAATTGACGATGGCATTCTGCATTGTGAATTCAAGCTACCTTAAGTTGTTGTAATGTTCAATGACCATCCACCTGAAATTATTACCTGCTGCCTCAGTCGAGAGGCGCACCATAAGGACCATCCGCCCTGGGCTTGTTTTCCAGTGAACGCAGACAGGGATAGCGCATACGGCGGCTGTGGGGCGGGATTCACAGGGTTGAAGTTCGGCTGTAATCCGGCATTCGACGGCTGATAGGCGGCACTGATTGGCAGGTGAGGCACAACCCCCACGGCTGCATCGTCAAAGGTGAGCGTGAGTGGTGAAACCCACGAGCTCGGAACGCCCGAGTTGTTCAAATCAGACCACAGCAGAACGGAAGTTCCGTCCGGTCCTCGAAGGATGAACAGCCATTGATTTCCGTCTGTGCTCTGTTCAACGCCGGTGATCGTTACTCGTACCTTCGTTATCAGCCCCAAGGTTGGGATGTTGATAACACTTGGGTATTCGTCTGAAGCGACGTAGTCGTTTTGTCCCCAGCCGGTTGACGGCATGGTGATGGGTACTGTGCTGGAAGTTCCACCCCCACCCGTAGCCGCGCACTGATTGGCGACCAGCGCCAGGGCGGCGGCATACGCCTTTGCTGTGGCGTCCTCCGTGCTTATCAAGCTGCTGCGTGTGGCGCTGGCGCACATACGCACGATTCCGCTGCTTATCAACTCAGCCAAAGCGACACCAAAACGATGATCGGCAGCCCCGGAATTACTTTCATACGCCGTGAAGCTCCATCTGTAATACGAATAAGCCGCTGTGTTCGATATGGTAAACTCCTCGCGAACGGTGGTGGATATACTGAACCCATAATAGTTCGATTGAGAATCCAAAACCGTCCAACTTGATCCATCGTTGGACGCCTCAAATATCCAGGCTGTAGGTCTGTTACCCACAACCGGAAGGAAGAAACTATAGGGGGATATTGTCAGGGCGTACTTGCTGACGACTACCGAGCTTGTGAACTGGTATTGTAGCCATGATGGCGGCGCTTCGGGAGCCTCCCATATCGTGCCAATTTTGGAGTCAAACGCGAACCACGGAGTAGAAGGATTTGGTTGGTCTGATCCAGAACACACGCCTATTGGCGTGGTGTCAGAGGTCATCACCGGAATGATGTTCGCCTCAGCATTTCCTGTCGGGCAATCCAAGCAGACTTGCTGCGTGGACGTAAAGGCGCAACTCAACTCAGCCTGTGCGCTGTCGGTTGCTATGGCCAACGCCTGAGCGTCCGCGTCGGCTTGGTCCACCTGAGACTGAATCGTGCCCGCTTCAATGCACTCGGTTGCGGTGATCGAAGGATTGTCGGGGCAAACCGCCGTGTAGCATTGCCGCGTGTTCCAGAATGTGGGTATTGGAATGAAATCCGTGAAAGGAAACGGATTATCCGGACAGCATTGTATGGCTGGGCATTCGCTCATACCGTGCTGGGCATCGCCCGCTCCGCGTTGGCCGACTCGGTTTCAGGAATTGCCAGCAGTCGAATCTGCCGTATCTGACAGGAGCCTGATATTTCCAGCCGCGGCTGTATTTCGTAACCCGTGCGAGTTTTTCGACCGTTGATTTTGTCGAAATCATCCTTGGGAGCGTGAAGCTTCAGCTTACTTCGGAACTGAGGCCGGAACACCTTTGGCCCGGAGCAATCGAATGGTCCGCAATCCGTCATCGTAGCGCAGAAGTTGAACGTCTGCCAGTCGTTCCAGCAGGGATTCTGGTCGGAACGATATTTGACGTTGATGGATACCTGACCGTTAACCTCATCAACAAATAGCTCTCCGCTTCCCTGGCACTTCAAAGCAAACCCATCGGCGTAGTTGTAACTCGGCAGGTTAACCGTCCAGTTGATCGGCGTGTTGTAATTGTCCATTGTCGCCGTCGAGTCAAACTCCCAAATCTCAATCTCCAGGTTTTGGTTAAGGGCGTAGATGAAGCATCGGGGCGACCCGTTAACCGTTCCGGTGATGATCTTCAGGATGCGTAATCCCGACCAAATACCCTCCCAGGCCGGACTGGTCTTTCCTCGCAAGGACGATACGAGGTTGAAATCTAACGCCACCAACCCTCGATGCCACACCCCTCGAATGCTTGGAACCGGAGAGCACGTCATCAGCAGGCGGTTATCGAACAGGACGCCCGAGGCGTATTCCGCTAGCCATGCAGAATCATAAGTGAGCGTCTTTCCAAGTTCGGTGCTCTGCGGGGTATTTCCGTAGCTGGTATAGTCTCGGCGGGCCAACACGAAACTGTGGATACCGTAATCATTCGACCGATACCACATATCCGTGTTGACGTTGACGGTGCTATCCTGACTGAGTGGTCCAAGTATAGGCGTGATCGTCTGGAGTGGGTTGGTTAGGTTCTTCCAGGTTGTCCGGTCAAATGGCAGGCTGAGCGAACACACTACCTGCGGCGTGGATACCATCAACGGGCCTTGGCCGAGTTGCGTATCCATCATGGACAACGGTTTCATACTGGTAATGAATCCGTATCCGCTTGGCACCGCAAAGTCGCCGCCTTCGTTCAGAAAAGCGTTCTCCGTGAATCGGAGCATGTCGGCTCGGTTTCCACTTCCGAATACGAGGTCGCCAATCCTGAAACTTGTTCGGTCGGGAAGGGCTACAGCCAGCCGGCCCATCGTGTAACCCATCACATTGCCAACGGGAACCTCTATGCGCGAGGGAATCGCACGCCTGGCAATCGAGCCATTGAATATAACCGGGAGGCTTTGGTTATCCTGATAAATCCAGAAGTTTTCCGCCTGAACTGACCATCCCATCTGATTGCGCTCGGAATTCGTGTCGAGGTATCCAAACTGCACCCCGGCTCCGGATGCCACCACGCTGCCACTTGATGCTCCGGCCAACGCTTTTACCGTAATCAGGTTCTCGCCGGTTACTTTAACGAGTTGATAGGACACCCCGCCGATGGTCAACGGAACGGTCTGAATCAGATTTCCAGAAGCGACTGATGGTACCATCTTGTAGCTGCTGACAATCGAAACATCAACCGAACTACCGGCATCTGGAATCGTAAAGTCCGCTGTAGTTGATGTGCTCTTGTGGGCGAAGGGTGTGATCTCCGAAATGGTTTTCTTCAGCAGGTCAACCTTAAAGAACCGTCCTCCGTGAGAAGAAAGTAGCATTGGGGAACCAGACCCATCGAAGAACGAAGCGTGTTGGAATCGGGACTGACGGAAATCGGTCTGAGTCTTGTTATCCGAGAAAGTGAAGTTGCACTTTACCATAGCGGGCCTTGGCCGTATAAATCCTCCGCGCATGGTCGTGTTGGTTGCCGCCGCAACCTGATTCCGGTCAATGATGGAGGCCGACCTTCCCGCGTCCTGACCTCCCTCGAATGACAGGTTTCCATCTTTAAGCATCGTGTCGGCAGCGCTGCTCATCCTGGTATGGCTACGATTTGGTATTGCGGGTCGCTATCAGTGAGAATCCAGATTGCCGGTCCTGCTGGATTTTGCGCGGCGAGATCGGCGGAGGTTCCGGCATAAATTCCACCATTGGCTACGCCAGCTATTCCTCCAGGTCCTATGGTTGAATTGGACGCCACAAGCATGCCAGGTATCAGGTTCCCGTTGTAACCGAGATTGATCAGGATAACGCTGGTGGAATTGGGGATGTTGAATACTAGGTAGTATCCTCCATTGGCCACAAACACGACTTGAGACACCGCCATCCACGAAGAATTCTGAACGCTGACAAGAACGGCGGAACTGACTGGGGGTTGGGTGAATGTGCCGGTAGTCGAAGTAAAGGCGCCGGCTCCAGAGGTTCCAGCGGCACCGGCAGGCCCGGGAGGTCCGGGAGGTCCGGAAGGTCCAGCAGGACCAACTGGCCCCGGTTGTCCGTTGCCTGATCCACCCGTTGTCGTTCCGGGGCATGTCAGACTGGCAATCCAAGGTGCTCCAGAAACAAGTGGTGCGCTCATTCTGCCCTTTCCTTTGCCATAACATGCGTTTATAGTCAATGCGTGGCCGTAAGAAAAAGCACTTTGACTAAAGAATCCCAAGGCCCGATTGAGACCTACGGATGCAAGCTTCCCGGTCAATCCCAGTTGTTTTACTGGATGTACGCTTTCAGCCAGAGGATTCCGATTGATCGTGGAGCGCCCACGCGAGAAAAGCTGTTCAAGTTGATTGCGGACAAACTGGTTCCAGGTTGGTTTGAGTGGCATTCGTGGACGGAAAGGATCGTTAGAGCTTGCAGCGAAAACAAGTGGGTGGGTGCTGCAGGGGCAGCCGGCACTGCCAAAACTCGCAACTTCGCCGGATACGCCTGCGCATGGTGGTTGTGCAATCCGGAGGATAGCTCGGTCATCTTCTGTTCCACTACAGTCAAGTCGCTTCGTAAAAGGGTCTGGGCCGAGGTCCAGAACTTTCACACGTCAATACCCGGCCCTCGCATTGGCAACTTCGTTGACTCGCGCATGATGTGGCAGGCGGTCAAGGGTGATGATAAACATGCTATTGTAGGTATCGCCGTCGAAGAGGGGGGCACAACAAAGGTCGCTGACAATATCAAAGGCATCCATACCCGTCGCCAGATGATTGTCATTGACGAGGCGACGGCGATACCTACCGCCATTTTCGACGCGGCTACGAACATGCACTCCTATCCGGATGAATTTGTCCTGGCGGTCTTGGGAAACCCCCGATCACGTCTGGACGAAATGGGCAAGTTCTGCGAGCCACTTGGCGGTTGGCACACAGTTGGCGTCGATACCGAGGAATGGGAAACCAAGCCGCAGATGGACGGTCAGACGGGAATCGTGATCCGGTTCGACGCCGAGCGTTCTCCCAACATCGTAGAGGGAAGGATTGTCAGTAAGCACTTGCCCACCAAAGAAAAGGTCGAGGCTCGGCGCAAGGCGCTATCGAGCGAGAACGACCCGATGTATTGGAGCAACGACCGTGGATTCTGGCCCCCGGAAGGAACGGTCAAAACCATATTCAGCGAGACAGCCATCATCAAGCACGGCGGGGCAGGAAATCACACCTTCACCGGAAACCGATTCGAGATCATTGGAGCATTCGACCCGGCGCGGGTAGGAGGAGATCGAAGGGCGCTGCGCTTCGCCGCTCTGGGGGAGATCGAAGGCGGCGGTTGGGGATTGGAGTGGATGAATCCCATCATCATCCCGGTTAACGCCAAATCCACCAACCCAATCGACTACCAGATCGTCGAGCAGGTTAGGCGGGAGTGCGAAAAGGTGACTTGGCGTGGACAATCCACGTATTCCTGCCCACCTGAGAATCTTGGAATAGACGCTACCGGAGGAGGAGCCGACCTGTGCGACATATTCGAACGCACATGGAGTTCAAAGATTCAGCGCATCGTATTCAGTGGTTCGGCAAGCGCTGACGCTTGCAGCCTGGAGGATGTTCGTCCCGCTGACGAGGTGTACAAGAACAAGCGTGCGGAGATGTACTTTCGGAGTCGTAATGCGCTTAACTCCGATCAACTAAAAGGAATTGACAATGAAACGGCTAAAGAATTGTGTTCTTTGGAGTTCGACGATTCCAAGCCGCTGATCGTCATGGTTTCCAAGGCGGATTACAAACTGCTGTTTGGAAAATCTCCCGACTTGGCGGACTCAGGCGTGATGCTTTTGGAGGTCGCCAGAAGGAAAGGTTTCCGGTTAACCGCCGTTGGTCAAACGGTTCACCGTGGAGCCGACTGGGATAAGATTGTTGCAAAAACTCGGGAGGTGTATGATACTAATAATCAGTATGCTGAAGAAGAAGTCGTTTACGAAGATGCTGTAGTATGAACATGGAAATGTGCATCAAGGAACGATCATCCCCGCCCTACGGAGGGGAATGGATTATCAACCGACCCGATATAGGCATCGTTGGCAAGGGGTACATTTTCGACGTGCTGGTGGATAACTGCCGCCAGTGGCGAGTGGCCAACGGAGTTCCGGTGGGGTTGGGATTCACTCAAGAGGTTGAGAAGGCGTGCTGCGATCACAAACCCGATCACTGCATTCCGTGCGATCCGATTCACCATCCGCGTAAGCTGACTTTCTACGACGTGCTGACTGGCACTTCTACCATGATACGTGACGTAGTGGCTGGCCGTCCGCTAGTAACTGGAGTAGAGGCTGAGCGTCGGGCGGCGATATGCGCCAAGTGCCAGTTCAACGTGACCTTCTCCACTCCCTGCGGAGGCATCTGCGATTCACTAAAGAAGATGGTCCACCTGATTGTAGGTTCTGCTACTACTACGTACGATTACAACCTGCGTTCCTGTTACTTCTGCGGGTGCTTCCTGCAATCCGCCGTGTGGTTGCCGCTGGATTTGCAACTCAAACCATTGACCGATTCACAGCGAGCCAAGCTCGCCTCCGTTCCTCACTGCTGGAAGAAATCAACGCCATGAGATATTACCGAAAGAATGAAGAAGAATTCCTCGTTAACGGACAAAGCCACCTGCGGGTATCCACGGTGTCAACCTTCAAAAGACCCGCATCCCCCGGTCGTGTTATCCGAGTGCTTACCGTCGTTGGCAATGTGCATGAGTCTGACGGAAACCGCATTAAACGCGGGTCATTGCTGTGCTTGTCCTTTCCCCAACAGCACTGGGAATCCCGCGACTACACTTGGAAGAAAACCGATCCGGAAGAGGAAACTCAGGTCAAAATGAACGTGCAACTTCATAAGACCAAAGGGCCAATCTTGCACGATACCAGCAGCCCAGTGGACGCCCCCGCCGTTCGCATCGAGAACTAACTTATGCCCAACTACGGCAGCGCCCCATTAGCGACCATCGAAGACGGCAAGGTGCCTGAGACTCGGATGAAGGATGCGCGCCAGGTGCAGGACTTCTGCCGGCGCATCATTGACAACGACGAAAAGCGAAGCTTCAAGCGCAGCCGGGTAAACGGACTGGTGGACGGAAACCCACCCTACCGAGCTTCAAAGCTCAAGGATGCCGGTAGGGCCGATGCCTGCAACGTCAACTGGGGAATGGCCCGGTCCTGCCTGGAAGCCGCCGTAGGGGCCTTCTACGACCTTTTCAGTGAGTCACCATTGTTCCTTAACGTGCTGACCAGCTTTGGGGATGATCCGGAGAAAAAGGCGGAATGGTCTCGCACAATCAGCGAGGAAGCCGACCGGACCATACGAACTGCTACCGAGTGGGATTACAACATGCAGCTTTCGCAGTGGGACATGGTGCTGCACGGTCCTGGCCCGTTGTTTTTCGAGGATGCCTACCGGGTGCTGCCCAAGGCGGTGTTGGCGGGCGACTTGAAACTACCCGAGTTTTCCAAAAGCGACACGAAGTATTGGGACGTGTGCGCCCTGCAAGTGACCTACTATCCGCCGGAGCTTTACGAGTTCATCCGAAACGAGGAAGCCGCGGCTAAGGTTGGCTGGGACGTAGAATACACCAAGCTTGTCATTCAAAACGCGATGGACATTCGTATTCAACCGGGGTTGCGCTACGAATGGGAGTACTACCAGCAGGAGTTGAAAAACAACTCGCTGTCCTATTTCGACGATACCCGGGTGTGCCGGGTGTGCCACGTATTCTGGCGCGAGTTCAGCGGGAAGGTGACGCACGCCATTGTCGAGCGGGATACCACCGTTAACCGTCAGGACAGTGGCGATCCGAAGTTCAAACAGGACTACGAGGACATCAAGTTCCTGTTCAACTCGCACGAACGGTATCAGTCTTTCCAGCAGTGCGTTCACCCGATGTATTTCGATCACGGCAACGGCGGATGGCACCATTCCGTTACCGGCCTTGGGGTTAAGATGTTCTCGGCGATGGAATATCAGAACCGACTGATTTGTAATTTGGCCGACAAGGCGTTCGCGCCAAAGATTCTGTTCAAACCTACCAGTACCGAGAGCAGCCAGAAATTCAGCATGGCTCATTTCGGAGATTACGCCGTCCTTCCGGGTGGATTCGATTGGCAGCAGACTGGCGTGGCGGGATTGATGAACGATGGGCTGGCGATGAATAACACGCTATCGGAAATGATGCAGAGCAATCTGGCGTCCTACCGGGAGCAGCCGCAGCAAAAGCAGGGGAACCCGGTAACGGCTCGGGAAATCATGTATCAGGCACAGCAGCAGTCCTCGCTGTCTAAGACCCAGTTCAACCGCTATTACGAGCAGTTGGATATGCTATACGGTGAAATCTACCGGCGCATGAGCAACCTCAACTCCACCGATGAGCGTGCTCAGGAGTTCCAGAAACGCTGCGAAGACCGGGGTGTTCCCAAGGAAGCCCTTGGACGAATATCAAAGGTAGAGGCCACTCGCGTTACCGGACAAGGAAGCGCGTTTGTCCGCAAGCAATCGCTGTCGAACCTTTGGCAACTGCTGGCTCCGGCGCTTCCTGAGAACGGGCGAGACAACCTGATTTGTGACATGATCGGAGCAGAGGCCGGTCAATCTTCGGTTGAGAAGTATTACCCGACCAAGAGCGCGGAAAAGCTGGCCACCGACCAGCAGGCTGAAGCCCTGCAATGGGTGGGATTGATGAAGATTGGAGTTCAACCAGTTGTGACCGCCTCGCAGAACGCCGTTACCTACGCTGGAACATTCCTGTCGGCGGCTACCCAGGCGCTTCAGTCCTTACAGCAGGGGGCTGATCCTCATGGCGTGTTGACGTTCCTGCACGTTGCTGGTCCTGCCATTGCCGCTCACCTGAAACGGTTCGCGAAAGACCCGACCCGGGCGGTCATCTTCAAGGAGATCGAAAAGCAATGGAAGAAGATGGCCGAACTGACCGACAAGCTCCAGAAACAGATTGAACAGCAGGGTCAGAGTGGTAAGCAGCAGCAGGACAAGACCCAGCAGGCGATGACCGATGAGCAGATCAAGCAGGCCAAAGCCAAGAACGACATTGCCATCAAGACCGCCAAAACCAAGGCGCAGTTGAAGCAGAGCCAGGAGAAGCACCAGCAGAAGATGGTTCAAGGGCAACAGAGCATGGCTTTGAAAGATGCCACCGTCGCAACCGACATCCACCGAAAGAATCGGCTGGCAGCATTTCAGTCAAAGGAGAAAAAGGAAAATGGCTCCTGAAGGCTCCGTTGACGACGATTCCGATCAAGACGGAGGAATGCCCGAAGATTCCGATGATGACGATCCTTGTGTGAAACCGTCCCCCGATCTAAGGACGCGCACCGAAAGCATTGACGGATGAAAGAACCATCAGACGTAACGTGTTGCGTGGTGGATCACGGATTGTTCGTTCCGTTAGCTCTTAAGCTGGCCGAAGGATTCAAGCGCGTTCTATACCATTCTCCGTGGGAGGACGGTTTCCCGATTTTGGACAAATGTATCATCGGAGATGGGTTTTCATCCATAGATCGGTGTGACGACATCTGGAAGGCTAAGGATGACATTGACCTGTTTGTGTTCCCAGACATCCTGCACAGCGGCCTGCAACTGGAATTGGAGAGCCAGGGGTATCCGGTGTGGGGTAGTCGAGAGGCAGATTCCATTGAAACCTCACGCGAGGAATTCATTTCCATCTTAAAGGGATTGCGCATGGAAGTGGTTCCCCATCATGCCTGCGAGGGGGTGACAGCGCTTAGGGATTACTTAAGCGACCGCGATGATTGCTACGTGAAAATATCCAAGTATCGCGGGTCAATGGAGACCTGGCATTGGAGAAGCTGGGCCTTGGATGAAATGAGAATTGATGACCTGGCTGTGAAGTTTGGTCCAGCTAAAGAGATCGTTCCGTTTTTAGTTTTCGACAGCATCCACACCGATATTGAATTGGGTGCTGATACCTACTGCATTGACGGTCAATGGCCCGGCCTTATACAGCAGGGTTACGAAGCCAAGGATGAGGGATTGATGGCCGCACTTCGACCTCGCGAGGAACTGCCCTACCAGATTCAGGAAGTGCTTGATAAGTTCGGTCCCATCCTGGGAAAGCATCGCTACCGGAATCTTTTCAGCATGGAAATACGAGTCAAAGGAAAACAGTCTTTTTTCATTGATCCATGCTGCCGAGGGCCGCTCCCGGCCAGCGGTTCACAGATGGAGCTTTACGCTAATCTTCCCGAGATTTATTGGTATGGAGCCAACGGGGAATTGATTGAGCCTGAACCCGCCGCCATGTTCTCCGCTGAATGCTTATTAACCGTAAAAGACCCGAAAGGGCGATGGTCTCAAACGGAAGTTCCAAAATCACTTCGGCAATGGATGAAACTCGGAAACTCCTGTGAAGTTGATGGTCGAGTGTGCTTTCCTCCGGATTCAGATAACGACATCGGATGGCTGGTGGCGATAGGCGACACCCCATCCGAAGTGGTGGACACCATGAAAGACCATGCCGCCATGCTTCCCGACGGTGTAAGCGCCAAGGTGGACTCGCTTGTGGATTTGATAAAAGAAATCGAGCACGCTCAGGAAAAAGGAATCGACTTTACGGATGAAAAGATGCCTGAACCGGCAGCGGTGGTTGAATGATTATGCCAATACCCCAAGACGATAGCAGCCCGTTAATGAACCAAGCCTTCAAAGGATTCTTCGGCCTTCCCTGGCCGCGCAAGCCGCTGGGAAAATCCAAACCCGGACAGGGCGGTAAGTCGCACGGCAAGAGCGGTGGACAACGCCAGCCTAAGCTCAAGCGGGTTGCTTCAAAATTATTCTAAAAGTGCTTGCGCCACTTTTGGTTCTGTGCCATAAGTGGGACATGCAGCTAGGCCAACTTGTACTCGCGTGGCGCGAAAAGAATCGCGTATCCATCCGCACGCTGGCCAAAACGGTTGGCGTCCACTACAAGTCGATTGATCGTCTGGAGCGCGGGAGAAACGTCAACTGCCGAACCCTGGCTATGCTGTTTTGCTGGCTGCTGGATAAATGAAGGCGAGAATCGACGCAACCGCTTTGGAGCCAGAGGAGCTAGAAATAACGCTGCTTCCGTGTCCGGTCTGCAAAACGGACAAGTGGATGGGCCTTGAAACCGTTTATTTGACATTTTCTGGAGAGCGAAAACCGCACATGGAGAAAATGTTCTTTTGCTCCCAATGCGGAATTCACGCGCAACCCTCCTCCATGCCATCCTTTCATATAGGCTACTGGAACCGGCTTGTTCGCAGGATTCAGTCCGGAGACCCAACGCATCAATGAGCGACTTCCCCCCAATTTACATCATCACTCTGCGAGAGGATTTACACCGTCGCCGAGAGACTCAAAAGCACTTTGATTCTCAGGGATTAACCCCTGTCTGGTTTAATGGCATAAATGGAGAGGCGGCTGGAATTGCTTCCGTAGTGCCGCATGATTCTGATTTGTCAGGGCAGCGAAAATACATTCATCCCAGCGTGGTCGGAACCACCATCAGCCATCTGTTCGCTTTGGAGCGGGGTTTGATGAGTGGCGAAGGTGAGTTCTTCATTATGGAGGATGACGTAGTTCTCTGCGAGGATTTCAGAAACTCATGGGAAAAAGCGCGGGAATGTATTCCGGATGATATTGAAGTTGTTCAACTGGCCGTAACTGTGCCGGAAGACAAACCATCCTCGCCAATCAACGATATTATCGAACACCGTTATTATCCATTCTGCACAACCTGCAACTGGTGGCGTCGTTCCGCGGCTGAATTTGCAGTCAAGGTATTGCGACCGTTCAACTCTCCCGTTGACATCATGCTCATGCAGCGGGTTTATCCGTTTGTCGGCCATGCCATCACGATTGACCCGATGGCATGGGATCATAGCTACCACGGCAAGGGTGGGAAATGGCCGCGGTCGGTGTCCCCATCGGGTATTTCGGAGCTATGATCCACGACCTTCCAAGAACCTTCGTATTGACGGTAAAGCCGACTTGGAACAAATGGCTGATAGCCGAGCAGCACTTGAAGGATAGGGGAATCCCAGCCGAACCGTTTCTGTGCATTGACCGCAAGCTATGCCAACTGAATCCCATCCTGACCTTCGACGTGAACAAGCCGGGAGAACAGATTTGCTCAAGTCAGGTAATCGCTTGTCTAAGCCATTACCTGATTTGGAAGGTGATGAGCTATCTCCCGGATGACTCGTTTTGGGTGTTGGAAGATGATTGCCAGTTCGACTTCGATTGGCGTCATCAGTATTCCGAAGCCATGAGCGTGCTGCCGGATGATTGGGATTTGGTGTTCATCGGCTCCTGCTGTTGTGAGGGCAGGCCGACCATTCCAGTCGGAAAGAACCTTTACGAAGTGCAATGGCCGATGTGCGGCCACGGCATCATGTATCGCAAGAAATCGCTCCCCGTCCTGCTCGAAGTTCACCAGAAGATTTGGGCTCCGCTGGACATAGCCATGTTTATGGAGTCACTTCCAAAGTTGCGGGTTTACACCATCCTTCCTCGTATCGTCAACCAGAGGGATACTACGCTGTTACCATGAATGTCCTGCTTGTTCCAACGCTCGCCCTCGACCTTTCCATATTGGATCGGCTTGCCGCTTCTGTTGACTACCCAATCCAGCATAAGGTCATCATTAACAACGGACGGCCCTATGCCCTGGATCAGTGGCAGAAAGATCATCCTGACTGGAAAGTTCTGGTTCAGGGGGAAAATCGGGGCGTATCCAAAAGCTGGAACATGGCCACCGAGATTTTTCCAGGTGAACGCGGCTGGATGATCTCCAATGATGATTCGTGGTTCGATCCGGGCGCTATAGAAGCCATCAGCAAGACCTTCGACAAGTCTCCGGACGAAACGCACATGGTATGGAGCAACGAAGGGTGGCATTGCTTCATCTGGACACAAAAGGCCATGGATAGATTTGGGCTGTTTGACGAGAATCTGTGGCCCGCCTATCACGAGGATGAAGACATGAGCATCCGGTTCGGATTGGGAGGATGCGTTGGGATTCACGTTCCTTCGGTGGAGGGCCGGAACGTCCACCACGGCAAGCCCAAGACCGGAGGGGTTAACTACTGTTCTCTGATTTCCGGATGCAGCCTGTTCACCCGAGATTACATGCGCAGGAAATGGGGAGGCTGGCCACCGACGTTCAATACCCCGTTCAACATGCTCGGTGCTCCTTTGAGCCACTGGGTTATGGACTGGCCGAGGCGTCGGAAGATTCAACCTATTTGGGACTGCTTTATCAATCATCCAAAGGTGTCGCTTTACGATAACAATCCTGGATTCTATGAATGACTCAAAGGCAACCGTATCCAAGCAAATGCTTGCCGAATGGCTTCCAACCTCTGAGGGTTGGCTTTCACTGGAACGGGCTTACGAGATGTATGACCTGGTACGCCAGATTCAGCCAGCCTACGTTGTGGAGATTGGCGTGTTTGGTGGTCGAAGCCTGATCGCCCAGGCTTTGGCTCTGAAGGACATTGGTAAGGGAAAGATAATCGGCATTGACCCGTGGAAAAAAGAGACCGCCGTGACCGCTCAACCGGACGACGATCAGGCCGCGTGGTGGCGTGACAATGTGGACTATTACCGAATTCATCAGGGTTGCATGGAAGCCGTCTGGAAGTTCTCCTTGGACAGGTTTGTGAACATCATCCGGGCATCGTCTCAGGAATGCGCGGACCTGATACCCCGCTGCGACATCATTTATATCGATGGCGGCCACAGCGAGGAATCGTCCTGCCGGGACGTGGAAATTTACTTGCCCAAAGTGAAGCAGAACGGCTCTATCTGGTTCGATGACGCCGACTGGAAAACGACCCAGAAGGCGCTGGCGATGCTTGACGCGAAGTGCAAGATGGTTCGAGACTGTGTGAGCTACAGGCTTTATTGCAAAGCATGAATGAACAAGCTCCTTCGATTCCTTCAGCGCCAGCAGATGCCAACGTCGCATCAGGAGCTTTACGCCAAAATCCACACCTTGCAGGAAACCTTGGAGCTCCGGGACCGAGAGCATGAGGACCATTTATCTGACTTGCGCATGGAGCGAGACCGGCTGTTTGACGAGCTGGAAAGCATTAGTGGATGGATGGACGCCATGAGCGAATCCTTTGAACAGGACATACCTAGCGTTACCAAGCAAACGCCTTGGCGCTGTGAGATATTCGACTTCGGAAAGGCGGAAAAACCGGGCATCAACTACTTCAACCCAGGGTTGGTGCATCGACCGGATGGACTATGGCTTGTCGTTCGCAGGTCTAAGGATTGGCCGCGCCTGACCTTCGGACTAAACGACTTGATGGCGTTCAAGTTAGAAGGCGATCACATCCCGGTTATGGGGGTGAAGATTCGAGTTCCACCCATGCTAAATGGCGAGCATTACGAAGATCCCCGCGCCGTGTTTCACAACGGTTCGACTTGGGTATCCTGCTGCAACTTCGTGGTGTATCAGAAAACTCCACAGCATCAGACGTGGACTGGAGCACACCAGCTTTTGCTTCAGTGCAACGAGCATTGGAACACGGTCAAACGAATCGACCCGATCTACGGCAAGAACGGCGGTTCACCCGGAACGCAGTTAGGTGATGAAAAGAACTGGGTATGGTTCTTCCCTAACGACCGGCCACACCTGATTTACATGACTCAGCCGCATACCGTTGTTCCGATGGGGCCGTTCCTGGACTCTAAACAGGCGTATGTGACTAATGAAATCAATCCGTTGTGGACTAGCGGAATGCCGAGGGGAGGCACCCCGCCGATTTTGGTGGATGGTGAGTATTGGTCCTTCTTCCATTCCTCGACGCCGTGGATTGGCAAGAAAAGGCGCTACCACATGGGCGTGTATGCGTTCCAGTCTCAACCGCCCTATCGCATCACCCGCATGTCTTCCATGCCGCTGCTGTCCGGCAGCAAGCAGGACAAGTGGTTTGAAGGCAAGCCGCTCGTCGTGTTCCCTAATGGGGCCGTAATCAAGGACGGCCTGTGGACGGTGGTATTTGGTGTCAACGATCTCCAATGTGGCTGGATTGACATACCGCACGCCGACTTGTTGCAGATTGTTCGACCTGTGGCCATGCTGGGAAACCCGGAGGTTGTGTTTGAGTCCTGAAGTTCCCAAAACCTGTGAACGCTGCTTGCACTACATGCTTTGCCACGGAAATCTTGGGGTGTGCTTTAACCCGGAGCAACTCAGACTGGAAAAAGAGCATAAGGCGAACATGATTCATCCGCCCACTTATTCCTGCGTCAGCTTCGAGCCGAGATCGACCTGCCGACATGGGCCTTGCACGATAACCGTCAATACCATAAGTTGAGCCAATGAATCTTCGTTTCTTGCGTAAGTGGTTTCCGAGTCCTACTCAAACCATCGAAGTCTTGCGTAGGAATTCTACCAAGTTGCGACTTTCCGAATGGCGGTCGGACCCCAATCTGGTCAATGAAGCCGGTAGGTTGATGGCTACCGAAACCTTCAAGTGTATGATGGACGTGGTTATCACCGAAAGCCCTCCCAGTTTCTCTCTGCCATTTGGTACGCCTATGGAAGACCGCGCCGCCGCGCAATGCCGGGGTGAGGGCTACATGATGGCCCTGGCCAACTTTGAAGCGATGGGCAAGGGACAACGACCTCACGAACCTTTGATGCCAACCTTTGAACCAGAAGAAAATGGAGTCCAAACTGCATGAGCACACCAACCATATCCGCTAACCCCGCCGAATCCGTCAAGGGATGGATGGCCGGTCTTGATCTAGTTGACCCGCCAGTCCCCGCCGCCGCTCCGGCAGAACCCAAGGAACCCGATGACCAGACTAATGACCCAAAGCCAAGTGTTGATGTTCCCGTGGGGAATAGTGCCGCAACCCCCACCACAAAGCCCGCGGTTGATGCGGTTGCCAAGCCCATCGACGCCGCCAAGCTATCAGAAGGAGATGAAGAAAGCAAGTGGCCGCGCACGGCTCAGCAATGGAAGGAATTCAAGAAGGCCCGATCCGAGGAAGTCCAAAAACGGGATGACGAGATCAAGGCCCTCAAAACCGAGCGCGACGACATCAAAAAGAAGATCACCGACACCCCGGCCAGCCCGGAACTAGACTCCCTCAAGAAAGAGCGCGACGACCTGTCCGAACGGCTGAGGATTCTCGACGTGGAGCGGCACCCTAAATTCACCGCTTATTTCAAGAACAAGATCGACACCCAGGTTGACTTAGCCAAGCGCATTGTCGGCACCGAATACGCCGAAACCGCCGCCAAGCTGCTCGCCCTGCCTGACGGTCAGTACAAAGACGCTCAGATTGAGGAAATGCTGATTAACCTCAGCCCGCTGCAGCAGTCCCGGTTTGGTTCGGTTCTCAACTCCATGTCTGAGATCGAAGGCGAGCGGCAGTCCGAGATCACGCGATCCAAGGAGAACTTCGACAAGCTTAAGTCCGATCAGGCTGCCGCACGGGAACAGCAGTCAAAGGGCATTGAAAAGGCGTTCAACGAAGCCGCCATTAAGGCCCAGGAATCCAATCCGGTATTCAAGAAGCGAGAGGGCGACCATGCCTGGAACACGGAAGTCGAAAAGCGTCTTGAAACCGCCCGAAACCTGTTCTTCGGCAAGGGCGTAAAGTCTGAGCAAGTTATTCAGGCTTCCCTGGACGCCGCCTCCCTACCCGCTATTCTGACCGGCTACGAGGCCATGTACAAAGAGAACGAGCGGCTTAAATCTCAGATTTCCGAGCTTTCCAAGGCTTCACCATCCATTCAGAGCCGAGAAACTTCCAGTGACGGGTCTCCGAAGCCGGTCGCCATCAAGGTTGGAATGAGGCCCAATGAGGCAACCAACGCTTGGGTCCGGTCAGTGACGGCGGAATAACTGATTTGACAATTTCGGAGTAGTAGTTTAGCCTTCAATCGGTTCAAACGGTCGGGCCACATCTCGACCGTCGCGGCATTAAACGCTGGCAGCATGGCCGTGCAGCAGGGCTTCGAGCGCCCATTCAATCGCCCGAGTTTCCATTCACACACGCAGTATGCCCTCGCGCTTGGGCGCGTCCGCTAGCTGCCAACAACAGAAACCGATTGATTTTATGGCATGTGCTAGTCCTTTTGCAGTTTTGAGAACCAAGACCGAAGACCTCGGCCCTACCCTTTATACCCGCGCCAGTTGGAAAGACCCCTGGCTGAACCTCATTCCACGGGAAACCTGGCCGGTCGGCGCAGGCGTAGTCCGCTCCGCGTTCACCATCGGGCGCAGCGAACCCGCATCGGAAGAAGAAACCTGGCAGACCATCGCCGTTGCCACCGGCAGCGATGACGGCTCTTGCGGCATCACCTACAACCAGACGTACGTAGGGCACAAGGAAATCACCTACAAGCCTGAAATGTTCGGCTTGGTCGGGCCGCTCATCTGTCAGGATGACCTCACCCTTCACTGGAACAGCGCCGACTTCTGGGAGAAGTACTTCCAGGCCCTCGAAAAGCGCAACGTGAAGTCCATTGTTCACCGCCTGGCGAACATTTACATGAACTACGTGCCCAAGGCCGCGGCCAATTCCGACTTCAACTACATCGCCGGAAACCCTTCGGTTCAGCCTCCCGGCACTTCCGTGGACCTGAGCGCGTTGGCCGTGCCCAGTTGCGAGTTGATTCAGGACTATCTGGACGCCACAGCACTCGAATTGATCGAGGAAGGCGCGGATGATCCGAACAGCAACGGTTGGATCACAAACGGCCCTTCCGGCCCGGTGTTTCCCGTTCTTCTGGGCGTGGATGCCAGCAATAAGCTGCTCCTGAACAACAGCGACCTGAGAAATGACTTCAACCAGTCCTTCCAAGGCTGGGGGGACGCCAACCCGGTCATTCAGCGCCTCGGCGCTTCTCGCACGATCAAGAACTGGCGGCACATGATTACTCGGTTTCCCCCACGCTGGAGTTGGTCGGGGGGCGTTTGGACTCGCGTTCCCGCTTTCAACATGAGCAATGCGGCTGCCGACGCCACCAAGGGCTATGTGGCGATTACTAACCCGGCCTGGCGCGATCCAGCCCAGGCCCCTTACGAGGGTGCCATTGTTTTTAATCCGTGGGTTATGACCGAGGAAGTGCTTCGCCCGGTCAACAGTGCCCCTGGAATGAAGTGGCAGCCGCAGAACTACTTCGGTGAGTGGCAGTTTGTCACCGGAAACGACGCGCTGCTTGGGTTCACCGGCTGCACTGGAATCTCCGATCCGACGCACACCCGGGGACGCCACTTCGCCCAGTACCGCCACGCCGCCAAGCCGATCTTCCCGACCTATGGCCGGTTGGTTATCTTCAAGCGTTGCGCGGCGGCCTACGACTGTATCGCCTGCAGTTGATCACGAGTCGCTAACATGGGGGCGTCGGAACTTACCCGACGCCCCCAAATAACAACATGAGATCAAAAAGGGTAGAATTTACCCCGCCACCTGAATTCTCCATGCCAGAAGGCATGACTTCCGGAGAGGACTTCGACGCTGTTTGCACGTTCCGAATCGGGACTGACGGAACCGTTTGCCTGACGCAAATGGGAGACGCCAAAATGCCCGGGAATGACGGCAAAGGGAGGGAGTCAAAGCCGGGATACGCCGATTATGCCAAGGGCATGATGGCGCAATCAGGCGGCGAAACTGGAGCACCACAAGCATGAGAGTCTATACCAGAGTCAGAGAGCAATACACCACGTTCAAAAAGATTACGCCCGGGCAACGCTTCCGAACGTCAGGAGGCAACGGCCCATTCGTAAAATGGAGCGGAAGGTATTACGAAGATTCCAGGGTGGGAACGCTAGTCAAAATGGCTGACACCACCACGCGAGTTAAGCGGGAATGGCCGGTAGGCATTCGCCCCGAATAAGGGTTTTATATGAGCCAGCCCAGCTACTTCAAACTGGGCGCGACGGCCCTTCGCACGGACACCAAATACGTGCGATGGGCCAGACGCCTCGGTGCGTTTCAGGATGCCACAGCCGGGGATTCCAAGTACAATCCACGTAGAACCGACACCCAATATGGCATACTCAATAAGCTTGCCAGTTCGGTAAACGGGAAGCGGGTAAGCATTCGGGTTGGAGTTCGATTTGGTCAGGGCAAGCCGGTATCCGCTCCTTACGGCAGGCGAAAGGTGTATGTTCAAAAGGATTCCACGCCTCCATTCAGGGCGTGGGTGTATTACAACGGAGTTTGGATTTGATATGAAGTTTCTTTGTTCGCTAACTGTTATTCTCACCGCATTCGGTAGTTTCGGAGCCGGGATTCCTTACGTTGTGACTCCAGGCGGAGGATTCACTAATGGCAGAATAGCCAATCCAATCTTTTCGTTCACCGGAACAAATAATGTGCCTTGGACACCAAACGCTCTCACCAACGGCTACCACAATCCACTGTTCAGCGGAGGGGCCACGATAACAAACATAGGCTATATCGCGCCCTTCCTGAAGTTTGTTAATGCTGGTGACTCAAGCAGCTTCTATTACGTTGGGTATGGCAACTGGTTTTTCGGTCCAGGGGGAACTCATACGTTGCACGCAGACGGATCAGGACTATACAACCTAGAGGGAGCCAACCTGCAACCCGGATCGGTGAACTGGATTGCGTTCGACACGGCGACACAGCTCTACATCCAGAGCCTGTTTGACCCCACCAACGCGCCGGGAACCAACACAGGCTACTACGTGGCAATAACAAACGGCGCGGCGCTCAATCTGTCCATGAGCAATCCGACCGTGGACTCAGGGGCCTTCGGCAACGTGGCGTTAACT